CTTCACCGCGATCAAGAACGCGTACCTGAACAACGAGATCATCGGCTTCCAGGTGCTCGACGGCGCCGCCGGCCAGGGGCTCCAGGCCGACTTCATGATCACGGCCTTCTCGCGCAGCGAAGCGCTGGAGGAGGCGATCACCGTTTCGGTCACGGCGAAGGTGACGTACTCGGCCACGGCGCCGAGCTGGATTGGTGGGTAAGGCATGAAGACCTTCAACGACAACGCCGGCCGGACCTGGACGATCGCGATCAACGTCGACGCCATCAAGCGCGTCCGCTCGCTGCTCGAAGTCGATCTCCTCGAAATCGTCGAGGGCAAGCTGATCGAGAAGTTGATCCGCGACCCCGTGCTGCTGTGCGACGTGGTTTACGCCGTGTGTAAGCCCGAGGCAGACGCCAAAGGCGTCAGCGACGAGGAGTTCGGCCGCGCGATGGCCGGCGACGCGATCGAGCACGCGACCAAGGCCCTGCTGGAGGACCTCGTGGGTTTTTCCCCGAGCCCGAGGGATCGGGCGAACCTCCAGCGCGTGCTCGCGACGACGTGGAACGTGATGGAAAGGGCCCGCGACCTGGTCGAGAAGCGGCTGGAAAGCGGCGAACTGGAAAAGGTCGTGGAGCGGGCGCTCGCGAGTGCTGGCAGCTCATCTGGCGCTGCGCCGGAATCGTTGGAATCGACCCCGGCAAGCTGACGCTGCGCGAGCTGCTGTCGATGGTTGATGGCCGCTCGCGCGATGAGTGGGGCCGCATGAGCGCGCTGATGGCGCTGACTGCCAACTGCCATCGCGACCCGAAGAAGACGCGGGCGCTGCGGCCGAGTGACTTCGACCCGCACGCGAAGCGAAGCGCACCTGAGAAGGCTGACATCACCGTCCTGCGGGACGTGTTCATCAATCGAAAGATGCCCGGGTACGGAGGCCCGGGCGGGTTCGAGTGAGGCAAAGCCACAAGGAGAAAGCGTATGCCTCTTCCGGAAGAAGTCGTGCAGAGCGTGTCGTCCACCAACTTCAAGTCGCTGGGCGACGGTCCGTCGTTCTACCACAACCTGGCGATGAGCAACGCGGTCAACCAGCAGAACCTCGCGGCGCAGAATGCGATTGCGCAGCAGCAGGCGCTGGGCACCGTGCTGACCGCCGCGGTGGGCAAAATCGTCAAGGCCCTGACCGAGGCGGACGCCGAGGAGGCGGTCTCGCTGAGCAAGGTCATGAGCGGCGACGATGTCGCGGCCAAGATCGCGAGCCTGATCGGCTCGCTCGGCTTCGGCCAGATCGGGGCCAAGACGGCCCAGACCACGCCGCCGCCGACCGGCACGTAGTCGGCTCCAGTGATTGCGCCCGCGGAGTGGCCGATCCGGCGCTCCGCGGGCGTTCTCCTACTCCGAGCGCGAGGTGTGCGGCATGTTCACGATGCGCATCAAGGACCTGTTCTTCGACAAGCAAACTGTGCTGCGCGCCGTGGATCGGGCCAAGCGCGCCGTGCTGTCGAAGGCGGGCGCGTTCATCCGCACGACGGCGAAGCACAGCATCCGCACGAAGAAGGGCAGCGCGCCGGCGGGCCAGCCGCCGCACTCGCACGAGGGCTCGCTGCGCCGGCTGATCTACTTCGGGTACGACCCGGCCAGCGATTCGGTCGTCGTCGGGCCGGTGGGCTTCCAGCGCAGCACCGCCCCCAACGTGCTCGAGTTCGGCGGCAAGACTGAGGTCAGGCGCCGGCGGCGCGGCCAGGTCGTCCGCACCCGTGTGACCATCGACCAACGGCCGTTCATGGGCCCGGCGCTGGAGAAGGAGCGGCCGCAGCTGCCGAAGCGCTGGGGCGGCAGCGTGCGTGGAGGGTAGCCCGTGGCGAACACGAAAGGCATCCGGGCCGGCCGGGCGTTCGTCGAACTCGGCGTGGACGACAAGATCGCCAAGGGGCTGCAGAAGGCCGAGCAGCGGCTGAAGGCCTTTGGCGAGGGTGTGCGCTCCGCGGGGCTCAAGCTCGGTGCGCTCGGTTCGGCGGCGCTGACGTTCCTGGGTGGCACCGTGAAGGCGTTCGTCGACACCGGCGATGCGCTCGACGAGATGTCGGCCCGCACCGGCGTGAGCGTCGAGACACTCTCGGAACTCGGCTGGGCCGCCGACCTGGCCGGCGCCGACCTGGAAACGCTCGAGACCGGCCTGCGCAAGATGCAGAAGGTGGTCACGGAAGCCGCCACGGGATCGAAATCGGCGACCGAGGCCTTGGCCCGGCTGGGCTTGAGCGTCACCGACCTGGTTAATCTCAACCCCGAGCAGCAGTTCAAGCTCATCGCCGATCGGTTGTCGAAGGTGCAGGACCCGACGATGCGTGCCGCGCTGGCGATGGAGGTCTTCGGCAAGAGCGGGACGCGCCTGTTGCCGCTGCTGGCGGACGGGGCAAAGGGACTGGAAGAGTACCAGCGCAAAGCCCGCGAGCTCGGGCTCACCGTCTCCACCGAAACCGCCAAAGCTGCCGCCGCGCTGGCCGACACACTCGACACGCTGTGGCGGGTGCTCAAACAGTCGGCATTCACGATCGGCGCAGCGCTGGCGCCGACCATCCAGGACCTTGGCGACGCCGTCACGCGCGTTGTGGTGCGCGTCACGGAGTGGCTGAAGCAGAACAAGGCGCTGATCGTCACCGCGCTGCAGGTCGCGGCCGCCGTCACCGCCTTGGGCGTGGGCCTGATCGTGGCCGGGACGCTGATCTCGGGGGTCGGCGCCGTGTTCGGCTGGCTGGCCACGATCGTGACGGGGATCGGCGCGGCGTTCGCTGCGATCGGCACGGCGCTGGCGGCCATCATCTCGCCGATCGGGTTGGTCATCACCGCGGCCGTGGCGCTGGGCACCACGTTATTGGTCGTCACGGGCTCCGGGAGCGAGGCGCTGACCTGGCTCGGCGAGCAGTTCGGCCGGCTGCGCGACACTGTATATAAGGTAATGGGCGGGATCGCCGACGCCCTGGCCGCCGGCGACATCAATCTCGCCGCGCAGATCCTCTGGCTCAGCCTGAAGTTAGCGTGGCAACAGGGTGTGGCGGGGCTCAACCGGGCGTGGCTGGAGGCGAAGCGCTTCTTCCTGAGCATTGCGTACGGCATGTGGTATGGCGCCCTAGCGGCGGCCGAGATCGGATTCCACGCGCTCGAGGTCGCCTGGATCGAGACGACGTCCTTCCTGTCGCAGACCTGGACCAGCTTCACGGCGGGCTTCCAGAAGGCCTGGAACACGGCGATCAACTGGACCACCAAACGTCTGCTCGAGCTGTGGGGCCTGTTCGACGAAACGCTTGACGTCGAGGCCGCCAAGAAGATGGCTGACGAGGATCTTTCGTCGGTCAACGCGGAAATCGACCGGCAGCGCGATGCGGCGCTGCAGGCCCGCGAAGCGCAGCGGCAGGCCGAGCGCGAGCGCGCCAAGGGCACCCACGAGGGCGCGCTGGAGGAGATCGGCCGTCAGGACCAGGACGCGCAGCGGCAGCTCGATCAGGAAACCGACGCCCGCGTGAAAGCGACCCAGCAGCAACTGGACGAAGCCCGCAAGGCGCTGGACGACGCCGTCGCCGAGGCGCGCCGAAAGCGCGAGGCGGCCGACGCAGAGGGTGGTGCGCCCAAACGGCCGCCCCGCGATCCCCTGGCCGGCCTGGACGATCAGCTCGCCGGGCTCGGCAGCTTGCTCGCGCAGAAGATCAGCGTGATCGGCACCTTCAACCCGCTAGGCGCGGCGGGGCTGGGCGGCGGCAGCGCCGCCGAACGGACGGCCCGCGCCACCGAGGAGACCGCCAAGCACACGAAGCGTCTGGCCGAATCCGCCGGACGGTTGACGTTCGCGTAGGAGACCCGCGTTGCCCGTCGAGGTCGTCGAAAAGTTCGAGAGCCGGCTAGTCACCACCGGCACGAGCCCTTCGGTCGAGCTGCGGTTTACCATCCGCGGCACGAACGACGACGTCGCAGCGCGCAACGCCCTGGTCGCGGGCAGCCCAGCCACGTACGACCCCTGGGGCAGCGGGTGGTTCTTCCTGCCGCGGGACACG